CTGAGAAGTATTGCTAGCCCGCATCTGGTCCACCAATTGGCTTTGAGGCCACTTGGTAGATCAATCTACAAACTGGTACGATCACTTCCTTGGGATTGTACCTTTAATCAAGAGAAACCAATTTCGGTTCTCTCTTCTCATCTGTCTCTAGGTCATACTATACATAGTATTGACTTGAGTTCGGCAACTGATTATTTCCCTCTGGAAATCCAGTTACGAATTCTAGGAAGTTTCTTTGGTAATATTTCCGACTTACGTCTTTTCGAGGACATAAGTAGGTCGTATTGGCGATCCGATGAATTCGGATGCCTACAATGGAAACGTGGCCAACCTCTTGGATTATATCCAAGTTTTGGTACTTTTACATTGTCCCACGGAATCATCCTATGGTTTCTGAATGGCCAAAAACACGGAAATTCATTCTATGTTCTTGGTGATGATGTAGTGATCCTTGATAATGATCTCTATATCAAATACATTCAGTTCCTGAAACAGATGGACTGCCCATTTTCTAGAGATAAATCAATCTCTAGTAACGAACTCTGTGAGTTCGCTGGAAAGATAGTCACTTCTACTAAGGTTATACCTCAGTATAAATGGCGGGAAATTAGTAACGACAATTTCCTTGATATCTGTCGTCAATTGGGCTGTCGCAGTCGATCACTGTTGTCTAATCGACAAAAGAAAGTTTTTGATTTGGTAAAGCATTGTACCTTACCAAATGGTCTCAATTTCTCTTATCCAGGCTCAAACCTGATTAAGATGACTGAGTTAACAAATTCTATCTTTTGTCAACATGACAATGTTGTCGGCTCCATGATGGGCCTATCTGGTCTCTTACACCAAAATGTATATGGTGAAAGACACCTTAATCATCCGGAGAAATATGTCTCAATGGACATAGCTCTACAGATGATCCAAGCCTTCGACGAGAAGGCAAGATCGGTTCTCCTCAAACTCTTACCAAAAGAGTTTGTGGCGACATTCCTAGTCTTCCTCAAAGACTTAGGAGGTTTGTCAGGAGTACCGGAGGCTATCTCTGAAAACAGAGAGTTGCCTTCACTACGCTTGGAACCCTCACGGGTTTCCAGTTTAGAGAGATTGGAGAGACTCCTATC